CACCATGACGCCGGCCCTCTGCCGCGGGGGAATCGGCGGTAACTGGCTAGGCATGATCTCCGAGATGCGCAGGAGGAAACACCACCACACGCCTATCTCCATGCCGCCCTTGGTTTCGTACCGCTGCCACGTCCGGACAGCGCACCCCACGATGTAGGAGCACTGGAGCTGCGTGTAACCGTGGCGCTCCCGCACTGCTGCGATGAGAGCGCCATCGGGCTTGGTGCAGATTTGTGTGGGGGTGAGGATCATGATTTTGCCGCTTTGGCGGGCGGCCTTCCAAACTCACGCCGTATTGCGGCGCACCTCTTTGAGCATGAGAGCGCCCATCCTCTTTCAATGTCCGCCGCCCTGGCTTTGTACTCCGCCCCACAGTGGCAAATCATTGTCACTTTTCGGCCGCGAGCCGGTGCTTTTTCTTGCGGCTTGCTCGGCTTGGTCTTTACCGTTGCGGACCTGCGGTCTATCTCGCCGTCAAGAATCCTTACCCAACTCATCCACGTGTCTGCGGAGTCCTCGCAGCTAGCTGACTCTGCCAAACGCTCCGCTACTTTGGAGGCGTTAGCCAAATGGCGCGTCGTCATGTCCTTGACGTTGATTTGCGTTCCGTCGCTTTGAGTCCAGTCGCCTGACCCCAAGCCTTCTACGTGCGGTTCGTACTCAATGTCGTAGCCGCCGCAGCTGTCTGTCCCCTGCCCCATTTCGTTCTCCCTTGGTTGATCCACGGCAGCCCCCTGTCACAGGGCCGCGATTGGGCAATCAGTCCTTCAGCAAGATGCGGGCGACGTGCTTTTCGTCCCACGGGTAGTTTTCGGGGTCTTCGATTTCCTCGAGATCCTCGGCCGTGAAGAGATACATGCAAGCCGCTTCCCGCTTTTCGCCTTCGATGGTCACATAACCCGGCTCCGCCCACTCATAGTCGTATCCGTGGTCGTCGGACCCGTCCAAGACGCGGCTCGTGGGTTCGGCGCAGTCGGTGACGGTGAAATCCTTGAAAGAGACGACGGCAACCGGGGTTTCGGATTGGCTGTTGGTGTATTGGACGGGGACGGTGATGGTGGTCATTTTTTTTCTCCTGGGTTTTGATCCAGCGCCCTCGCTGAATCCATGACTCTATTGTAGCAGACTACAAAGTGTAGTCAAGAAGTATTTGCATGGAAGCGCCCGGTTATGAGCACGTCATTTTAGAAGTGCGATAGTCTCGCTCCCGCATAAGAACAATAAACCGCGCCAACGAGCGCAAGCCTTCCCCCGCGGGCTCAAGGACGGGGGACGTTAGCGCCGTCTGCCGCCCTCAAATACCTGAAACGCCCGCCCTTCCATACGGATCGGCGGGCGTTGTCGTTTCTGGACCACGCTATGCAATCACCCCAAACCGAAGCCCGCATTGCCGCGCTCGAAGAGGCCGTCAAGGACATTCGGGATGCGGTCGTGACCATCGCACGCCTCGAAGAACGCCACGCAGAGACGCGTGAGGCTATCAGCCGGTGCTTCCATGTGAGCGAGAAGAACGCAGAAGCAATTCTGGCCGCGAAGTCTGATGCGTCGGACGAGTCTGCCGCGCTCCGCACCGAAGTGACGGACATCAATCTGAAGCTGGCCGCTCTTGAGGGGCGCATCAAGCCTCTTGAAGAGGCGCATGGGTTCTTGGTGACGGCGGCTGTGTCGGTGCTGGGTCTGGTGGGTGCTGCGGTGGTTGGATTGGTGCTGGTGAAGTGACTTATGGGACGGCGTAGCGATATTGACTGGGAGCGGATCGAACGCCTGTATGTAGCCGGGCAGATGACGATTCGGCAGATATCCGAAGAATGCGGAGTAGCGCACCAGTCAATTACGAAGAAGGCACGTAACGAGGGATGGCAGCGAAACCTTGATGTAGCGATCAAGGCGCGAACCAAGGCAAAGATTGCGCAGATTGATATTGCGCACATTGTTGAACAAAGCGCACAGGAAAGTTCAGACAAAAGCGCACAGACCATCAAGCGCGCCATTGAGGAGGCTTCGGACGTTGCTGCCGGCACGATTGTCCGTCACCGGGCAGATATTCGCCTCTGCACCGAGCGCGCCAAAGAGATTGAGGCGATGCTCGATGACCATATGCAGAAAGCCGAGAACTTGGGCGATGTAGTGAAGGCGACGCAAGCGTTCAAGTCTCTCGTTGATGCGCGCGCCAAGCTGATTGACAAGGAACGCGAGGCGCTGGGCATCCAGTCTGGCGAGAAAGACCCCGACGATTCGCTGAACCTAGAAGTCAAGTTCGTCTGATGGCCCAGCGGGTCGAGATTCCCCGCAAGCTCCGGTTCCTTTTCGATCCGGCGCGTTACAAGGTTGCACATGGGGGCCGGGGATGTCTGGCCCCCGGAAGCAAGGTCGTCATGGCCGACGGGAGCTTGCGGAACATTGAGGATGTTTCTGTTGGCGACCTGCTTATGGGGCCGGATAGCAAGCCGCGATCTGTGCTCAAGCTTTTCCGTGGCCGCGATCAGATGTATCGGGTGAAACAAACATCGGCCCAAGATTATGTTGTAAATGGTGCGCACATCCTTGTGCTGCGCAAAAGCGAGTCTTGCAGGCGTGATCGTGGCGAACTGCTCCCCTCCGGCAACTTCCGCCGACCGAACGGACGATACCCAGACTTCCCTGACGAGGTTGAAATCAGTGTCGAGGATTGGCTGAAAAAGTCGGATCGGTGGAAGGAGCATTTCCGAGGCTTCCGAGCTGGCCTGATTGAGTTCGCTCGCAAGGATGTTTCAATTGACCCTTACTTGCTTGGCTTGTGGCTTGGCGATGGACTTCATCGCGAGCTGATGATTACAAGCGCGGACCAGGAGATTTGCGACTGGCTCAAGGGGTTTGCCGACCAAAACGGTCTTCGATACACGGAATCCAAGAAATACGGCACATCAAACAAGGCCGTCGATGTTCGTCTTGGTAGGAATCCAAGCATCCACGGGCGTAAAAATCCCGTTTGGCAAGGCTTCAAAGCCTACGGGGTTGTGAGCAACAAGCACATTCCCGAGGACTACATTGTCAACGACGAGGAAACTAGGCTTCGTCTGCTGGCTGGATTGATCGATAGCGACGGTCATTACGCTAGAGGTGGATACACAATTACCCTGGCGAATGAGCGACTAGCTCGCGACGCAAAGAGGCTGGCCGACACCCTTGGGTTCAGGACGAGCCTTCGTGAGCGCAACACTAAGTGTGGCGACGTTGTAGGTCGCGCTTGGTCTGTCGGTATCAATGGATCAACAGATCGAGTTCCTTGCATCCTTCCCCGCAAGAAAGCGTCTGTTAGCCCCAACAAAGACAAGATGCTTTCGCAAGTCAGCATCGAGCCAGTGGGTGAGGGCGATTATTTCGGCGTGCTGCTAGACGGCGATCATCGCTTCCTGCTTGAAGATGGCACAGTGACGCACAACAGCGGCAAGTCTTGGTCGTTCGCGCAAGCCCTGCTGATCCTCGGCGCCAAGAACAAGCTGCGCATCCTCTGCACACGTGAAGTGCAGAAGTCCATCAAGGACTCAGTGCATAAGCTGCTGAGTGACCAGATCAAGCGGCTTGGCCTGGGCTCGTTCTACCAGGTACTGCAGACAGAGATTCGCGGCAAGAACGGGACCGAGATTCTGTTCTCCGGCCTGTCGGACCAAACCGCCGACTCGATCAAGTCGTTCGAGGGGGCCGATGTCGCGTGGGTCGAGGAAGCGCAGAGCGTAACGAAACGCTCATGGGAAATCATGCGCCCGACGATCCGTAAGTCTGGCTCTGAAATCTGGGTGACGTACAACCCGGAGCTTGAGACTGACGCGACGCACCAGATGTTCGCGATCAACCCGCCTGACGGGGCTGTAGTCGTCGAAGTCAATTGGCACGACAACCCGTGGTTTGGCGAAGAGCTTGAGAAGGAGCGGCTGGACTGCCTGAAGAACCGGCCCAAGGATTACCCGAACATCTGGGACGGCAAGACAAAGCCCGCTGTCGAGGGCGCCATCTACTACGACGAGATCGTGCAGATGGAGTCGGACGGCCGCATCCGCAGCGTGCCGCGCAATCCGAACATCCCGGTTCATCGGATTTGGGACTTGGGCTTTAACGACTTGATGGCCGTGATCCTCGTTCAACGCATCGTGTCCGAGCTGGCAATCGTCGGCTACGTGACTGGATCGCGCCGGACGCTGGCCGACTACATGGCCGAGTTTCAGAACGACGCGAAGTACAGCCGCTGGAACTGGGGCATTGATTACCTTCCGCACGACGGGTTTGCGAAGCGGCACCAGACTGGCAAGAGCGATGCGGACGTGCTGCGAGGCTTGGGTTGCCGCGTGGAAGAAACGCCGCACATGACCGTCGAGCAAGGCATCCGCGCTGCAAGAACCGTTTTCCCGCGCGTCTATATCGACAAGGACGCGACGGCAAGCGAAGACGAGGATTTCCCCGGCCTGGTGGAGTGCTTGAAGCGGTATCGCCGGCACATCAACGCACAGACCAAGACGGCGGGCGCTCCGCTGCACGATCAGCACTCTAACGGCGCCGACGCGTTCCGCTACCTGGCGATCAACGCAGACAAGATGCCGTCGAGTATCGACATCCACGCGGGCGGCTTCGACGACCCGCGATTCAGAGGGCGCGCTCCGGCCTCTCGGGTCGGCTACTGACGTAAAAATGCCCCGGCGGTGCTGCAAACACCCCGAGGCCGGTTAATCCTCTCTGACAGGACCAACATGACCGAGTATAGCAAATCGCCCGATGCTGGCGAGAATGAAGCGCGCTTCCTTGTCGATAGCGAGACAGGCGAAGTGTTCCAAGTGGTAGAGATAAACCACAAAGGACAGGCCGCCGAAACCCTTACGGTTGCAAGCCTCGCATTGATAGAAACGTCAATGGCGCTGACGCCGGCATCAACGCGCAGGCGGGCGACCAAACCAAAGTACGTGAGGGCTCAACCGGCCATGTTTGCCATGATGATCGAAAACCCCATGACGCCGAACGAACAAAAGGTTCTGGGGTTCCTCCTGAAGAACATGGGCTACACCAATCAGGTGCAGGTTGCGCTTGGAGTGGTTGCCGAGGGCGCAGGCATTGCCAAAGAGACTGCGTGCCGCGCCCTGAAGTCGTTGCGAGATCGTGGCGTGCTGGTCGAGCGCACCAACAAGATGATTCCCGGCATCCCAATCTATGCGGTCGATCCGGCCCTGTTCTTCTGCGGATCTGACGAGGCAAGAGAGGTCGCCATCGGCAAGTTCCACCGTGACCTCATCAAAGCGTCCGACGCCAAGAGGCCGAAGCTCTCTGTTGTGAAGTAACCGACACCACCGAATACCACAAGCCGCTTTCTGCGGCTTTTTTTACGCCTGTCGCCTATGAGCAATTACGCATCCGATTACTCGGAGGTCGCC